TTTTGTTAGACCTCTTGCTTTTTTTGTTGTATTAGTATTAGTATATGAAACACTTTTGAGAGATTTTGATTTTGTTTTACCGTATAAAAATCCGCCTTTTTGTTTTCTCAATTTCATTGTTTTCCATTTTTTGCCACCATTTTGTGAAGATTTTTCTTTTTGTATAGGTTGTTGTCCTTGTATAGCTCGTGAAATATTTTCAATTGATGTTTCAATTTCAGTAAATACATTATTAATTTTAGCTAAACTAGCTTTATTTTCAGGAGTTTCTTTTAACATATCAATACTTTCAGTAGCTGCTTTAATTTCTTGAGTGGCGGCAATAATTCTGTTGACTAAATCAGTATTATATTGCGTAAGTTTTGTAATGTCTTGTTGTAATTTTTCTACATCAGCATTACTAGTAATTTGTTTTTCAGTTAATTCTTTTATATTATTTTGTAATATTTGTATTTGAGTAACTGATTGATTATTAATATCAATAATTTGTTTATCTTTTTCTTCAATTTGTGTAGTTAATTCAGCAATTTTTTGATTATTCTCTTTTTGTAATTTAGCAATATTTTGATTAATTTCTTCGGACTGCATTTTTAATAGCTCAACGTTTTGTGATGATTGTTCTCCTTTACCTTGTAATTCTTTTTGGAGAGAATCTATTTCTATTCTTAAAGTATTATTATTAACAGTTAAATCACGGATTTTAGTTTCTTTATCATCAATTTCTTTTTGTAAATTAGAAGTATCAAGTTGTGATTTAGTTATAATATCTTGTATTTGTTTAGTTAATTCATTTTTTTCTTGAGTTAAATGCTGAATTTGTTGTTGAAGTTGTTGAATTTGACTATCATTATTTTGAATACCAGAAATATTTTGTGAGACTTGTTCTTGTAATCCAGCTAATTGTAACTTTAATTCCCCAATTTTTCCAGAAAGTTCTTTAAGTTTATCATTAATAGAAACTAAACGATTAGCAATACTTGTTGTAAACTGATTTTTATTTTCTATATTTTTTTGTATCAATTCATTCAAAGATGATAATTTTTGTAAACTTTCATTGAAATTTTCCATAAAATTTGATTCTTCCATAATTCTTTTATATACTTAATTTATATAATATTTTTCTCTCTAATGTTTAAACCCTTGAAGATTTAAAATGGCACCTTTGTACCAAATCTAAAAGGTTTATCCATTTCAAGAATATGTAAATTTTGGTTGTGGAATTTATTCTAAAATTCCTTAAGTTTTGTGTAAGGTTGAAATAAAAATCTTTACTCACTTGACTTTTTACAAGAGTGAAGACTTTACATTACTTGAGTAATTTATCATTAAATTGTTTTTGTCCTATTGTAATTATTCAAGTGTAAATTTATATCATTAGTATCTTGAATAATTTTGTCTAAACCATATTTTAATTTTTTTAATTCTTTAACTATTTTAATTTGTTCTTGTTTTGCGTCATCAATATTATTTGTTGTTAAATATCCTGATTTTGTTAAATCTGCCAAATATTGATTTAAAAGTTCTAATGCATGAATTTGGTCTTGTTTTTGTTTTACTATATAATCATTATAATTAAAATAATCTTTGCGTATTTCTTGTAAAAAATGATTTTGTTTTTCCATATTTTTCAAATGTTTTTGCTTTTTTAATAAAAATTGTCTTTTTTTGTGAATCAATTGTTGAATGTGTAATAATTTTGTATCTTCTTCCTCTAAATAGTTATTATATTGTATTATATTCATTCTTAATTTAAACAACTATTTTATTATTATAAAAAAAAATATAAAATATTAGTTATATATTATTTAGAATGTCTAGAGTTTCAAGTGAAGTATTGTTGATGTCAGACGATAACCGTTTCGTAATGTTTCCAATTAAACATCAAGATATATGGGAAATGTATAAAAAGCAAATAGATTGTTTTTGGCGTTCAGAAGAGATTGATTTATCAAAAGATTTAAATGATTGGGTTAGCTTAAATGATGACGAACAATATTTTTTATCAATGATTTTGGCTTTTTTTGCTGGAAGTGACGGAATAGTATTAGAAAATTTGGCAGTTCGCTTTATGAATGATGTTCAAATATCAGAAGCACGGGCATTTTATGGTTTTCAAATAGCAATGGAAAATATTCATAGTGAAACATATAGTTTGTTAATAGAAACTTACATTAAAAATGAAGATACAAAAATAAGACTTTTCAATGCTATTAATCATTTTCCTTGTATAAAGAAAAAATCTGATTGGGCTCAAAAATGGATAAAAGATAATAGAAGTGGATTTGCTACAAGATTAATTGCTTTTGCTTGTGTAGAAGGTATATTTTTTAGTGGTGCGTTTTGTAGTATTTTTTGGATGAAAAAAAGAGGATTAATGCCTGGTCTTACTTTTTCAAATGAACTTATTTCAAGAGATGAAGCATTACATTGTGAGTTTGCGGTTCTTCTTTATAGTAAGCTTACAAATAAATTAAAAAAATCTAAAATACATGAAATTATTAAAGAAGCTGTAGAGATTGAGACTGAATTTATTTGTGAAGCATTACCTTGCCGTTTAATTGGTATGAATTCAAAAATGATGACACAATATATTCAATTTGTAGCCGACCGTTTATGTCTTCAATTAGGTATAGAAAAATTGTATAATGTTTCTAATTCTTTTGATTTTATGGAGCTTATCAGTCTTGAATCAAAAACAAACTTCTTTGAGCGTCGCATAGACGCTTATGCTTTGGCCACAAAAACTGGCAAGTGTGATGCTTTTAATTTTTCTGAAAATTTTTAACAAATTATATAACACTGTATTTCATAAAGTTTTTAGTAAATTTATTTATTATAATTACTTGTTGTCATCTTCTTCAATTATTAAAAGTTTTTTCTTTTTAAGTTTAGTTTCTTGTTTAGTTTTGATTTCAGTTTTAATTTTTTTAATTGTTTTAGGTTTGACTTCTTTTTTTTTTGTATTTCTATCATTAGTTTCCATTTTAATTTGGGATTCTAAAATTTTTAATGAATAATTATTAAAATTTATAGAACAAAATCTAATCTCGTCAATATTTAAATTAGAATTACTTTTCATTTTTTTATGTTTATTTATAGTTGATATTTTACTTAAATAATTTGTAAATTTTATCTGAGTTTTAGATACACAATTTTCAGTTATGCCGATTACAGAACAAGCAATATAAGGTGATAATTCCCAATTTACAGCATTTATTTGGTTACTAATTATATTAGAATCACATAAATAATCACAAGCTTTTGATATATTTTTAAGTGATTCATATTCATTTTTCATTTTAATATTATTATTAATATAATTCTCGTGTATCATTAATGGTATAATATCAGGTTCAAACCAAAATAAATCATATTTATCTTTAAAAACAATACTCTGCGATAGTAATAATTTTGTAACATCAAATATGTTTGTTTGTATTTTATCTTTGATTCCTATGTATTTATTTCTATATATTTGAAGATTATTTAAACAATTTCTTATATCATAACCCGATTCTTCTATTATGTTCTTTAAGTTACTTTCTGAAATATTTTTTTTTTCTGACTTTACAATATGCACAAGAAATTTCAAAATGTCATTCTGAAATGGTTTATAAAACTTAAAATCAGAGAAATAAATCAAAAGAGGTTTTATTGTTTGATTATACCGATTATTACAAGTAGCTACAATAGGAATTTGTGAGTTTTTCATACATTCTGAAACTGAAGCTATAAATCCATTATCATCCGCATAATCAATATCATTTATCACAAGAATATTTTGTTTTCCAAATAAAGAATGTTCATTTTTTATAATTGGTATAATATGATTAGTAATGTATTCTTTATCACGTCTTTCATTTGTATCAAGATAAATAGGATTTAAATTGTATTTTTTTATTAATAAGTCAATTGTTAAAGATTTTCCTATTCCACAAGGTCCAGAAAGTAATGCACAATTATTTTTTTTGTTAGATTTATCCCAAGATTTTAACCATTTACACAAAGTCATTATAACTTGCTTATTTCCAATTATGGAATCAATATCATTGGGTTTATATTTGTTAATTAACATTTTACTTGTTTTAATTATTATTTTGAAATATAATTCATTTTTATTTATACTTAAAAAAAAATTATAAATAAAAAGTATAACAATGCTTACTTGTAATTTGATGGGTGGATTAGGCAATCAGTTATTTCAAATATTTACAGTAATAAGTTATGCTTTAGAGCAAAAAAAAAAATTTGGATTTTTGAATGTAAAAGAACTTGGTGGTGGAGATACAACAAAACGATATACTTATTGGGATTCATTTTTTAGTAAATTAGATAATTTTTTAATGGAAGAATCTCCTATTATTCATAATATATATAGAGAAAAAAGTTTTGAATATTTAGATATTCCTTCTAATGAATTTAATTATCCAAATGTTATGCTATTTGGTTATTTTCAAAGTTATTTGTATTTTAAAGATAAATATAGTGAAATATGTGATTTTTTATCTATAAATTCAAAAAAAATTAATCTATTGAATAATGTTTTAGATTATCATACATCAAATTTTATTAAAAATAGTGTAAGTATTCATTTTCGTTTAGGCGATTATATAACAAAACCAGATTATCATCCTATTATGAGTTATGATTATTATAAAATGGCTATTGCGTATATATTATCTAATGATTCATCCATACAAAATGTTTTGTATTTTTATGAAGATGATACAGATACAATAAATACAGTTAATACAATTATTAATGATTTAAAAAATGATTATCCAAATTTAATTTTTGATAAAGCATCAAATAAATTTAGTGATTGGGAACAATTAATGTTAATGAGTTGTTGTAGACATAATATTATAGCAAATAGTTCATATAGTTGGTGGGGAGCATATTTTAATTCAAATAATAAAAAAATTGTATGTTATCCTTCTGTTTGGTTTGGTCCTATGCTAAGTAATAATAATTTAAAAGATTTATTTCCATCAGATTGGGTTAAAATTTAACTATATTTATTTTTTAATTTTGATAATTTTTCATCAAAAGATTTGGTATTAAATGCGGAATTATCATGTACACGATGTTTTACTAAACACTCTGTATGGTTATAAAAATTTTTTCCTGATTTTTTTAAACGAAGCCATAATTCGTAATCTTCTATACCTTCGTATTCATGATCCCAAAAACATAATTCTTTTTTTATAATTGCACTTGAATTAATAATTGGATTACAAATCCAAAAATTAAAATTTGTAATATCAAAATTTGGAATAGATGGTATTACTCCTTCATTTTTTCCAATATAAATCGTATTTGAACCAACTACATCATAATTATCTAGATATGATGTTTGGATTTTTAATTTAGATTTCATCCAAATATCATCTACATCTATTAATGCTATCCTATCATATTTAGCATATCGTAAAATATAATTTAATGTTTTACACTTACCTTTTATTTCAAATAAATCATAAACTTATATTTTCCCAGTTTCACATTGTTCTTCGTATTTTTTTGCGATTTTATATACTTCAGAATTTTCTTCATGACCATTAATACCAATTATAAGTTCCCATTCAGTAAATTCTTGACCAATAATTGAACTTATTGATTCTTCAATAAACTCAATACCATTATAAATAGGTAAAAGAATACTTATCATTTATATATATATTAATAAATTATTTATATACAAATATATATAAATAATTTATAATAAAAATCGTTGAAATAAAAACCAATTATCATAATTGACTTTATTTTCTCTTATCAAATTAAATTCTGATTTATTTGAAAAAATACAATCTAAAATAATTATTTGGTCATCTTTTACAAGATATTCATTTTCAAAATATAATTTTAATTTTGAATCAAATGTTGTTTTCCACCAATTAATTTTATTTTTATGTATTATAAAAAAACCACCTGCTATGGAGCATTGATTTTTTGGTATAGGATTTACAGGCAATCCTAATGAATTTTTATTTTGAACAATTTTATTTAAATTATTTAAATAATTATCATTATTTGATATACAAGCATAATAAATTTTTTCTGAATTTAAATTATTAATTTTTTCAGAATTAGGCCAATTTTGTAAATAATTTGTATTTGTAGTTCCCGTGCAATTTCGGAAATATCCAATATCGCACCAGCCGTGAATTTCTGTATCATAATATTTATTTTCTATTGTTTCATTTACAAACCATATTTTTTCACTCCAAAGCATATTTACTTCCCATTGAATATGTTCTCTTAATAAGTCATTATTTTCATGATTTTTTATCCAATAATCTTTGTATTTATAGTTATAAAATTGCTCTAATGGTTTAATAATGATTTTAATTTTAGGATTATTTTTTGTATCAATATAATGTGAACTATTTGTATCAGTATAAATAACTAAATTAAAGTTATTAACAATGGAAAGAAAATTATTTATCCATTGAATGTAAGTTGATGCGTCAAATTTTGATTTCATGATATAAAAACAACTTGAAAATGTTATACTCATTTATATTTAAATAGTATTTGTATTTAAATAGTATTTGTATTTAAATACTATTTGTATTTAAATAGTATTTGTATTTAAATAGTATTTGTATTTAAATAGTATTTGTATTTAAATAGTATTTGTATTTAAATAGTATTTGTATTTAAATAGTATTTGTATTTAAATAGTATTTGTATTTATACCCTAGAGACGGTTTACATTAAAATTTAATGTTGTGTGTGGTTGTTTTTGTGGTTTGAACAACCATTCTTTATCTAAATCTATCATTATTTGTGTGTAATTAGTGTTTTTTTGTTCTATATCACTATAATCTTCTCTCTGCGTAACTGATAAAGGAGTTATAAGATACCAATTATGTTTTTCTTGTAGTCTGAACCACCACTTATCAATAGCATATAAAACATGGTGTTCTGGATGTTTCATTAATAAGTTTATTCCTTCTTTGATATTCGCAATAAGAGTATTATAATAGTGACTTCTTACTAAATATCCTGTGGTGGTTTGACAATGGAATACTTTTACACAATAATCATCAATTTTTTGATATGGAGGTACATTATTACCAGCAATCAATAAAACATCAAAATTTTTTTGTTTTTTTAAAAACTTATTTATTTGGTTTGTAAATAACGCAATATTCAAGAATTTAATATCATCTTCAATAATCATTACATGATCCCAACCATTTTGTTTTGCGGTTTCTAAACATTTTAAATGACTTATGCTACACCCAATTCTACCATTGGGTAATTTTACAGCGTTAAAACGTTCAGCATTTATTCCTAATAGTTCCATTTGTTTTTCAACGTGTTCTTTCCTATCTTTTCTAGATTCTAAATTAATATAAAATACGTGCTTAATATCTTGAATAGATTCCATTTATATTTGTAATTTAGTTATTTCTAAATATTTTAATTTAAAAATATTAAAAATTTATTTACACAGTATGTAATTAAACCGAACCAAAAAACCTTATAAATTCGTTTGATAATATAAGATTTTCTTAATTTACACCTTTGTTACAAAATGTAAGATTTATATGTTTCTTTTACACCCTTGAATATTTTTATTTTAAGTCGTTTTACGCAAAATATAATTATTTAGGAATAACTATTTTAGTTAATTTTAGTTAAACAATATAAAAATATTTTTATTAGTATAAGTATTTATTATTATTAATGACAGATAAAACCAAAAGTTTTATTGAAAAATCTATACTAATTCACGGCAATCATTATGATTATTCAAAAGTTGAATATAAAAATTGTGATACAAATGTTATTTTAACTTGTAAAATTTATGGTGATTTTGTTCAAACACCATATAGTCATTTAAAAAGTAAAAATTGTCCACGATGTAGAGGACATCAAAAAACAACCAAACAATTTATTGAAGAATGTATTTTAATTCACGGAGATAAATATGATTATTCAAAAGTTGAATATAAAAATAGCACTACAAAAGTAATAATAATTTGTAAAACACATGGTGAAATAGAACAAATGCCAAGTAGTCATTTAAGTGGTCAAGGTTGTTATAAATGTGGAAATAATACATTAAAAACGAGTGAAGAATTTATAAAAGATTCTATAAATATTTTTGGGAATAAATACGATTATTCGAAAGTTCATTATAAAGGTGCTCATAAAAAAGTTATTATAGGTTGTTCAGAACATGGCGATTTTGAAATGAAACCAAATTGTCATTTAACAAATCAAGGATGTTATAAATGTGGAAGAAAAGAAGTATCAAAAAAATTGTCATCAAATAAAGAAGATTTTATTAATAAATCAAAAGAATTTCACGGAGATAAATATGATTATTCAAAAATTGAATATTTAAATTCACGAGAAAAAATAATAATTATTTGTAAAACACATGGGGAATTTTTACAAAAACCTAATAGTCATTTAAATGGTAATGGATGTATTAAATGTGCGATTATTCTAAATGCCGATAGAAATAGAAAATCATTAGAACAATTTATAATAGAGGCAACACAAGTTCATGGAGATAAATATGATTATTCAAAAATTGAATATTTAAATTCACGAGAAAAAATAATAATTATTTGTAAAATTCATGGTGAGTTTTTACAATCACCAAGAGACCATACACATTCAAAAGCAGGATGTCCTCGTTGTATGAATAAAACAGAAGGTAAATTTTACAATATATTGTTTAACATGTACCCTTATATTATACATCAATTTAAAAAAGATTGGTGTAAGAATAAAAGATATTTGCCATTTGATTTCTGTATTCCTGAATATAAAATAATTATTGAATTAGATGGACCACAACATTTTCAACAAGTGTCAAATTGGTGTACACCAGAAGAATATATTAAAAATGATAAATTCAAAGAAGAATGTGCAAATAATAATGGATATTCAGTTATTCGTTTATTACAAGAAGACGTAATGAATGATACTTACGACTGGGTAAAAGAATTATGTGATGCTATTGAACAAATTAAATCCAGTAATGAAATCACAAATATATATTTATCTAAAAATAATGAATATGATAATTTTTAGATAGATTGTTCTTCTTTCTTTTTTTCTTTTTTTTTCAAATAATAATTTCTCCGCCATTCTTTCAATTTATCAGGGTTTTCATTTTTCAGTTTTTCCACATAATTTTTTGTTCGTTCTTTAACAACATCTTTGTTATTTTCGTAATATTTTAGATGCCTATTACTATTTGTATATTTTTTCAAATGTTCTTCTAATTCCTTAACATATTTTTCCATTTTTTCTAATTTCTGTTTCAATTCACTTACTTCGTCGTTAGAATTCATTATATATAACTAAAATATATAATAAATACGTTTTAAGTTTTTTATGTTATAATTTTATATGACGCATCACAAAAGCGAAGATTATAAACTACAAGCAGTTAAATATTATTTACTGGAAGATAATACACAAGAAAAAGTTTGTAAAGTATTTGAATGTTATCGTCGTAGTTTGATGAGATGGGTAGAACAATATAAGAAAAAAGGTAATTTAGAAAGAAACAATAGAACACCTATTGCATACAAAGTAAAAAGAGAACATATTCATTTCATAAAAGATGAAATCAACAAAAACAAAACAATTACCATGGAAGATTTGTTGTTTTTATTGAAACGAAAATATAATAAGTGTAAAAAATATAAAAATTTTTTCTTTTTTTCTAATAAATGAATATAAAACCCGAAGAATTTACTGAATCACAAAAAAATGAGATTTCTCAAAATATTAAAAATATTTCTTTTGATTCAATTGAAAAAGAGATGAAAAAATTAATTGAAATAGGAGAAAACGCAAAAAATATGCCAACGATGTCTAGAATTGGAAATAATATAGTTGATTATTTTACTTTCTCTCAAAGATTGAGTACAAAAGGTAAATATAATATTAATTTTTATGAATTTATACAAAAAATAAATTTTTAAGTTTCAAAGAATTCAGATCAATTTATTATATTAATTTTAATAAAGACATTTAATTAATTTTAAATTTATTAATAATTCAAGATTTTGGGGTTTTGGGGTTTTGGGG